TTTGTAATGTAAAAGATGAGAAAATTGAAGATACGTTGTTAGATTTAGCAAATTATTCTATTTTATTAGCTGGATATATTAAAAGTAAGAAAGATGAAAATTTATAGACAATGGGCTATGCCAAATAAAAACACTTTTTCAATAAAACCAGTTAAAGAATTTATTGAAAGAAATATATTTGGTGAATTAATTATTGATCCTTATGCTAATACAAATAAATTAGCCACTATAACAAATGATTTGGATAGTCAATTTAATACTGATTACAACTTAGATTCCATTGATTTTCTAAAATTATTTAAAGATAATGAAGTTGATTTTTGTTTATTTGATCCTCCATTTTCTCCTAGACAAGTTTCTGAATGTTATAGAAAATTAGATAAAAACTGTAAATACTCAAACGACGCAAGCAAGTTTTTGGAGCAATCAAAAGAAAGAATTAAGTAGAATTATTAAAATAGGTGGCGGAGTTATAACTTGTGGATGGAATAGTGGTGGTATTGGTGAAAAGTATGGGTTTGAAATTCAAGAAATATTATTAGTTGCTCATGGTGGATGGCATAACGATACAATAATAACATTTGAAAAGAAAGTAAAATGAACAACTTATTAGAATATCTTAAAAATAATCTTATTAAATTCGAACAAGTTTCAGAAAACATAGTCAAAATAGAAGAGAAGACTTATCAATTAGTGTATCCAGACAAAGACGGAGTTCTTTTCGACAGTCTTTTTCAAATGACCTGCGATGATACAGAAGAAGATAATTATGTGTTCGAATTTGGAGGAAAGTGGTATTGGACACCAAAAGGAACAGAGACAAATCCACAGTTGAATCTGTTAAAGTACATAGGCGAAGCGAATATAGAACCTCCATATTTACCTTGGTTAGGAATTCATGGCAAATATGAAATTCTCAACGGAAGTAGAGATTACAAAGATTGGTGTAAGAAAGCCAAATTTCTAAAATGTGATACGTTAGGAATTTGTGAACTGAACACATTGGCAGGAGTGTTGCAATTTCAAGAAGAGTGTAAGAGTAACGATATTAAATCAATAATCGGAGAAACCTTTATTGTAAGGAACCAGAAACAAGATCTGCACTATCGGATTAAACTATATGCAAAAGATGAAATAGGGTGGCAAACGCTTTTAGATTTTAACAAATCGATAAATGTTGATAATAATGGATTTGTTGATGAAGATTATTTTTGGAACCTTATAGGGAATTGTATAGTCATTGTTGATCCTAAATATTGCGATTTTGATTATTTGAATAAACGCTTTTCTTTTTTAGAAGATAAAAATTTATATTATCAACTGGATACAGTCCAGTATGAAAATCAAGACTCTGATAAGAAGTATTTGGAGAACCTAGGTAAGTTCATAAAGTCACCAATCAAACCTATTTTGATTCAAGACTCGTATTATTTAGACAAAGAAGACGCTTACATAAAGACAAAACTCAATCAAATCTCAGGAGACAGAGAGTTCAAATCAAACAATCAATACTTCAAGTGTTTCGATCAGATATTTGATGAATTAGACACGATTTTTGATAATAATAGTGACACATTCGATAGTTTACTAGACGAAGCATTAAAAAGCATCTATATTGTCTCAAAACAGTGTAATTTCGAAGTAAAAACAAATCAAAAGTTCCTTCCTAAATATATAATGACCGAAGAGGAAGAAAAAGAATATCAAACTAATGAAAATATGTTTGATCGTTTGATTGAAAAAGGGTTGAAAGAAAAAAATAAAAACAATAAAGAATATTTAGAAAGGGTTGAAATTGAAAAAGAAACAATTGATTTAGGTAAATTAAGAGATTATTTTCTTATCAATTGGGAACAAGTAAAGTGGTGCAAGGAGCAGGATATTTACACAGGTCTTTCTCGTGGATCAGCAGCGGGTTCGGTTATTTCGTATAGTATGAATATTACTAAAATCGACCCTATTGAATATGATTTGATCTTCGAGCGTTTTCTTACAAAAGAGCGCGCTTTACATAATATTGCGGACGTGGACATAGACCATGATCAAATAAGACGAGACGAAGTAAAAAGACATTTAATAGATAAATACGGCAAAGAACAATGTTGTTCGGTTGGCACATTTGGAACTCTTCAATTAAAAGCAGCAATCAAAGATTTGTGTAGAATTTACAATGTTGATTTTGAAACTTCAAATACAGTAACAAAATTAATCCCAAAAGAAGCTACAACATGGCAAGATTTTATTAAGCTGTCTATTGAATACAAAAGAATAAAATCATTCATTCTGAACTATCCTAATCTTGTAAATGATTTACAATTAATTTTAGGAGGTAATAAATCTAAATCTGTTCATGCTTCAGCCTTTATTATTACACCTAAAGATAAAACTATATTTGAATGGTTTCCTGTTAGAAAAGAAAATAAAGATGGTGAAGATATTTTAGTAAGCGAATGGAGTGGAGAGGATTTAGAGAAAGCAGGATTTTTAAAACAGGACGTTTTAGGTCTTTTACAGCTTACTAAGTTTAAACAAATAGTTGATTTAGTAAAAAGTCAAACAGGAGAAGAAATAGACATTTATAATATTCCTTTGAATGATAAAAAAGTATTTAAGTCAATTTGCAACGGAGAAACTAAAGATATTTTTCAATTTGGCTCAAAAGGATTAGCAGAATATATTTTAGAAGTTCAGCCAGATAACATAAATGATTTAATTGTGTCGGTTGCCTTATATCGACCAGGCGCAATGGAATCAGGATTTCATAAGGACTTCATCAACATAAAAAGAGGAAATAAAGAACCAGAATATGTTCATGGATGGGAAGATATAACAAAAGATACTTCTGGACTTTTAGTGTATCAGGAACAGACAATGAAAATTTTTCAAAAGATTGGAGGGTTTAATCTTGAATTAACCGATAAAATTAGAAAGGCTTTAGGAAAGAAGAAACCTGAAATTCTTGAAAAATATAAAAGCGAATTTATTGAAGGTGGTATAAAAAACGGATACACTAAAAAAGAATTATCTGAACAATGGGATTATATTGAAAAAACATCAGGCTATCAATTTAATCTTTCTCACGCTGTTGCTTATGCGATAACTGGATATATAAGTTCTTGGTTTAAAGTCAATTATCCTATCTATTTTTGGACAACTGCGTTTTCTCAAATATCAACACAAGATAAAGACGAAGAAATACCTGCTTATATTTCTGAAATTTCAAGGTCAGAAAATATTAAAATGTTCCCACCTTCTATAAACAAATCTGGAGACGGATTCACACCAGACTTCAACACCAACTCTATTTACTGGTCTCTCAACTCAGTAAAGCAGTGCGGAGACAGAGCGGTTGAGCAGATAGTGGAAGATAAGAAAAAGAATGGCGATTATTTTTCATTCTCTGAGTTTTTAGAACGCAACATGTTCAAAGGGAGTAAAGTATCAAAAGCTGTTATAGAGCATCTTATTCTGTGTGGTTCGTTCGATGAGATAGAGAAGATCAAGTATCCTAAAGATCGTTATGAACTCATCGAAACTTACAGAAAGAAGAGCAAAGCAAAGATAGACAAAGAGAAAGACCTATTCTCAGTCAATCAAGACATGTTGCAATACAACTGGTGGTGGTCTTTGCAACAGAAACGACTCTGTGGATTTGCTCTGTTCGATCTTGAAACTATCTGTGAGAACTACTTAGATTCTGATAGCAAATACATGGACGCTATTTCTATACAAGATAGAGAGTCTCAGAAGAAGAATATCGTAACAGGTGGATATATCAACGAGATAGTTGTAAGACAATCTAAAAAAGGAGAATATGCTGATATAATCTTAGACAATAACTTCGAGTTCATAACCGTTAAACTCTGGCAGGATACTTGGTCTGTCGCTAAATCCATATTCGAGAACAAAGAGAAATGTCTGTTGTTGCTTTCTGGACAAGTTTCCTACGACAAGTTCAAGAAGCGAAACATCGTTACTCTGTTTGAGGACAGCGACATACTAGTGCTTGAGTAATTTAAAACGATTATAAATAAAGATATTTTTATATAAAAAGTTTTTATATTCAAAAATTAGTTTTAAATTTGAAGTGTCAAACAAATTAAAACAAAAAAAACATCATGAAAGCTATCGTAAAAACAAAATCAAACTACAAAAATTGCAACGGTAAAACTTTAGAAGTAGCTGAATTACTTGGTAATTTAATTTCTTTATATGTTCCATCTGAAGGATTTGATGAAAACGATAATCCAAAAGGTAAAGAATACATAATTGCAGATTTCAACGTTAAAAGTGAATTGATCTCATTAAGCAAATAAAATGGCATACGCTACTATAAAATATAAAATCAACCATTCTAATGGTGCGACGAATTATATTCGCTTCTCTATAAATGATAAAGATGAAGATTTTGATATAAACAATTTATCAGAAGAAGACATAGAAAAATTAGTAAATGATCATTTTAACAGTACTGTATATTACTCAGACATTAAAATACTTAAAGTAGGATGATATGTATGATAAATTGGTTGATGCAATAAATCATTGTATTGAAGTGCAAGACAAATGCGATGGACAATGTAAAGCAGATCACAAACAACTTCAGGTGTGGCTTGAAGAATTATTACTTATAAAACAAAACAATCAATGGGTAGATATTAAATATAAACAGCCCGATGTTGATGAAAAATGTTGGGTTGTAAACGATAAAGGAGAACTATATCTGTGTAGATACTGGAATGATGGGATATTTAAGAAAAGAATGGAGTTTATTAATTTACTTGGTAGAGGTTGGAGGGTTGGTAAAGTTACAAAATGGCAACCATTAATAGTCCCAGAATTATGAAAAAAGATTTAATTTATTGGATTCCTATTGTAGGAATATTCTTGCCTATCTTGTTTCATCAAAAGATAGATTCTAAAATATTCAGTTTACAAAAATATACTTGGTTGTATTGGTGGTTCTATCAATACATTTGTGGAATAACTTTAATGGGATTAACTAATTTAATATAATATGCGCACAATCATTCACATAGACGACAATCCGCTAGAATTAATAATGGCCGATTTTGATTCAGAGATAAACGTAGATGAGATAACATCTATCGACTACTCTAATCTTTTCGGAGAAGCAGTCACCATTTCTACACTCTTAAATCGTATCGGAATACTCAAAGCGAGAGCAGAAGCTATCTATGCCGAGAAGAAACTCGAATTTGACATCTACGAAGCTACTCAGCGCAAACGACTACGTCGAGAAGCTGCTATGAATTCTAACTATTTTAAAATCGAAGATCAACAGATCAAACTCACTGAGAATTCTCTGGAAGAAGCTATCATCATCGATGCAGGTTGGCAGGTTAATAAGAAGAATGTTATCAAAGCTCAAGAGACTCTAAACAAAGTGGACTCGCTTTATTGGGCTGTTCAAAGTAAAGACCGCAAACTCTCTACTATTATGAAACCAGTAACGCCAGAAGAGTTCTTCGACGAAATAGTCGAAGGAAAAGTAAACGGAATATTAATCAAGAAAAAGAAATCAATAACTAAAATGTAATTTAAAAATGGCAACAAAAACAATTTCGCAACAAAAAGTAAGTGACTTATCGTACATGATGGTGAAACACCTTAATGACAAATTAGAATCGTTGAAAGATCAAGTAAGACTGAAAATCGAAGAATCGTTGAAACCTGACTATCCTAAAGATATTTTGGAATTTTCAGAAAAATATCCTGGATTTTTAAGGTCTTGCGAATCTATTTGTATTTATTGGAATGTAGATAATTTGAAAGATTATAAATTCACAGTATATCCTAAATTACCTAAATATCCTGTAGATGGCATTAATCTTAATAACTTATTCACATCTACTGATCTGAATAAAGGTTTATGTAGAGACGTTATTACAACTTTGATGAATGAATATTGTCAAGTTGAGAAAAAGAAAAATGAACTCAGAAACAAGATCAAATGCACTCTCAACACTCTCAAATCTTACGCTCGAATCAAGAACGAATTTCCAGAAGCTTACAAACTTCTAATCGAAAAGATAGACAAAGAAATGTTGAACGTTGATGATCCTTGTACAGGTGTAGAAGCTTTGAGAGCAGAATTAACAGCTAAATAATAAATTTATGTATAAGAACGACGACCCATTTCAACCATGGAATGGTTTTGATAAAGATAACCCGTTTGCTGCACATAATGGAATAGATGCTGACGATCCGTTTAAGCCATGGAATAGTCCATTTGGTAAATCAGAAGATTTAACAGATAGAGAAGCAGAATCTTACGGGATTAGAAGAAAAAGATACAATGAAGAAGATTATTATTAAATTTTTAAACTATGAACATCGCTTACAAAAATTACAAGATCGTACAGACTAAATCGTTAAACTACGACTTACTCAGAACGGTAAAGAGAGAAGTATTTGAAAAAGATGACAACAATAAGAAAGTTGCAACGGGTGAATATAAAGACTTCGACGAAGAGTGGGGATATGATATGAAGTTAGAAACCTGTATAGATAGGATTGTAAAATTAGAACTCTTAGAGAAACAAGAAACAGTAGATTTGAAAAAGTTCCTAACGGAATACAATAAAGCAAAACAAGAATTATTAACAGCAATTAAAAAGTAAAAAGATGAAAGAAACGTTTGATAGAAGTAAATTTAAAGGTGCAAAACTTAGTACACTGAAAGAAACAAAAGAAGAGGCTGAAAAGACTAATGTAAGATTGCTTGGAGGAGGAGACAATATTCGTCCAGGATTTCACAGCACAAAAGAAAAGGGGAAATATCAATTTAGAATTTTACCAGCACACAATCCTACTGACGATCCTAGTTATCAACCATTTCGTTCAACGATGTTAGATTGTGAATTACCAGAATATAAAGACGGTAAAGAAACAGGAAAACTAGAAGTTAAGAAAAAGAGAATATTTATTGCAACTGTGCACGGTACAAAAGAAGTTAAAGCTTTGAAAAAGGATCCTATCGAGCTTTATATCAAATATGTTAGCGAATTAGCTGGATTGTATGATGATAAAGATGAGCGTCAGAAGTTCTTAGCTCCGATAACTGGATATAGAAAGAATGGAGATTGGATTCCTGGAATAATGCCATCAACATCTTTTGTATGTTATGCTCTAAAAGACGGAAAGCTTGGACGATTAGAACTATATGACAAATGGGTTAAGGAAATGGATAAAATAGCCGCAAAAGTTGAAGAAGAAGAAGATGAACCTCTTGGATTGGATCCATTTTCTAATCCCGATGAAGGTTATCCACTTACTATTGATAAGAAGAAGGCTTTAGACAATAACGGAAAAGAAACCAACAAATGGGAATATGATATTGATAGAGTGATGCCTAAAAAGCGCCAATCTTGGGACGACTTTTGTGAAAAACACAAAGTAACAGACGAACAACTCAAAGAACTGTCTGGAAAGGAAAGTCTAAAAGATCTGTATGTAAACGTCTATACAAAAAGAGACTTCGAACTAGCACTTAACGGACTCCAATTGTTCGATCAGAAGTATAAATACGGAATATTCGAGAACGACGAGTTCGTGAAAGAACTGAAAGAGATCGAAGCAGTAGTTCCAGAACCTAAGAAAGACGACACTTCAGATATCGAAGAAGCTTTTGATAAGAAGAAACAATCAGCTAAAGATTGGGACGACAAGAAATGCAAATCTTATCTGCGAGCTTATGTTATGGACGAAGATAACGGTTTAGATGTAGATGCTTATTTAGAAGCAATTCCACAACTTGACTCTAAAGAATTGCACGAATGGTGTGCTTTGGTTGAAAAAGGTAAAAAATTACCAGAGCTCGAAACAGAAGACGAACAACCTGACGTAGAAGCTCCAGAAGGAACAGAAGTTGAAGAGAGTAGTTCGGAAGAAGACGAATTGGCAAAGTTGACGGCAAATCGTCGTAGAAGAAGTTAGTTGTCGATAGGCAAAATTCTGGTTTAGTTAAAAGGAGAGGTTGACGTCAAGACCTCTCCCAAATTTTCAAACAGATAAATATGAATAAACAACCGATAGCCATCTTCTCAACAGATTGGCACATAAAAGACGACAACACAGAACAGATAATAGATCTGGTAACTCAACAGTGTGAACTTTCTAAGAAATTAGGAGTTAATGAGCTTATCTGTTTGGGAGACGTATTCAACAGTCGTAAAAGTCAGACACTTCTCTGTTTAAACACTTTTGGAACGATTCTCGACATTATAAAAGAGTTTAATCTAACTATTCACTGCATACCTGGGAATCACGACAAAACAGACTACAATAGTTCTGATTCGTTCTTAGATTCGTTCAAGCATCATCCAAATCTAAATTTATATTCTGAATCTTGTGATTACGATATAGTTTACGGGATGAGATTACACTTCTATCCATTTTTCAAAGAGAGTGTATTTCTTGAAAAATTTGAATCGTCTATTCTAAAAGATGGGTCTAATATTCTTTGCTCTCATATAGCAGTAAATGGAAGTAGAAATAACGACGGAACTGAGATTGAAAACGGGATCAATCCTTCTCTATGGTCACTACCACGACATGCAGCAACCCGCTAAGAATATCTTTCACCTACCATCTATTCAACAGAACAACTTCGGAGAGAATAGCGAAAAAGGATTTACAGTTCTATATTCAGATGGTTCTCACGAATTGGTAAAATCTAAGTTCAAAGAATATATAAAAGTAAAGATAGATGTAGATAAAGTTTCTAAGAAAGAATTGAACGATCTGGTAACAGAATACTCAAACCAAGCCAAAGACAGTTACGTCCGTTTTATCTTGGAAGGAACTGAGGATAAGATAAAATCAATCAACAAAGATGTTCTTCAATCTTCTGGAATAGACATAAAGACAGTCAACAAAGAGATCGAGAATGTAACAGTTGATTTTGACGAGATAGAGATCAAGAAATATACGAAAGACGATCTGTTAGATGAGTTTCAGATGTTCTGCGAAGAGTACGATAAAGATTATGAAAAAGGATTAGAATATATTAAAACTATTTAAAAATGGAAACAACAAATTTGTTAGAATTAATATTTAAGGATAACGAAACTATATCAAATTATTTGGAAGATGTTGCTGTTGAACAGTTTATTGTAGATGTGAAAAATCTTCTTAAAAACAATAACGATAAACAAATTATTGAAGAAGCTATTAAAAAATTACAAGCACTACTTTAATTAAAAATAAATAAACAATATGAAATTAAACGACGTATTAGCTGGCATTGAAAAGAAATTAGGTAAAGATATTATAGTAGGCAACAAAGTAGATGTAGAGTTTGTCTCATCGGGTTCTATCGGGTTAGATTTTGCTCTAGGTGGTGGATTTGCCAAAGGTAGAGTAGTAGAGTGTTATGGTTGGGAAAGTTCAGGAAAAACAACAATAGCTCTGCACCTTGCAGCAGAGATTCAGAAATTAGGTGGAACTGTTGCATATATCGACATGGAACAGGCTATGGATTTAGAATATGCACAGAACCTTGGTGTTGAAATTGATTTTGATTCAAAAGATAAATTCCTACTATCTCAACCAGACAACGGAGAGGCAGCATTGGAGTTAGTTAGAGAGCTGTTGAAAGCTGAGAAAGTTCAACTAATCGTATTCGACTCTGTTGGAGCACTTAATCCTAAAGCAAAACTTCAAGGTGATGTTGGTGATGCAAAGATGGGATTAGAAGCTCGCTTGATGTCTTCTACTTTACCAATGCTTATTTCAGAAGCAAGAAAAACAGGCTGTATCATATTGTTTATCAATCAAAAACGTGAAAAAATTGGCGTAATGTTCGGGAACCCTGAAACAACTATGGGGGGTAATGCTCTTAAATTCTATGCTTCTCAAAGGTTGGATGTTTCTAGGTTTGGTCAGGAAAAAGACGGAGATGAAGTGACAGCAAATAAGACTCGTGTCAAAGTAATGAAGAACAAAGTTGCTCCTCCATTCAAGAAAGCTGAATTCAATATCGAATTTGGAGTAGGAATAGATAAAGTTGCTGAATTAGTTGACTTAGCAGTTGAATGTGAGATAATTAAAAAATCTAGCTCGTGGTATTCATATGGAGACACAAAACTTGGACAAGGAGCTTCTGGTGTAAAATCTATCCTGCAAGACAATCCAGAACTGTTCGAAGAGATCGATAAGAAAGTAAGAATAAATTTAGGACTATTAGAAGATTAAACAATGATAATTCCATTAAATCTATACATCAAAGACTTCTTGTCGTTCAAAGAAGAGACTATTGTATTCAACCAGAACGAGACTACCTGCGTGATGGGGAGGAATCTTACTGAAGATGCACAAGACAGCAATGGTAGTGGTAAAAGCGCACTCCAATCTGCTATCGAGTTCACTTACACAGGTTCGATTTCTCGCAAGATAAACAAGAGCAAGATCGTTAGAAGAGGTTGCAAAGAGGCTGTTATCGCTCACGAAGCCTTTAATACGATCAAGCAGGAATATCTGAGAATTGAAAGAGTAATTCCATCAAAAGGAAGTGAAACAATATCTATCTATTTGTATAAAGATAAGAGCATTGTAGACGCAGAAAAAGACAAAGTTTCGATTGCAACTACTAACGATGCAAATAAATGGATTGAGAAATATGTTGGGATTGATAAATCAGATCTTTCTAACTATTTCTTTCCAAACGAACTGACCTACACCTCCTTCTTCAATCTAAGTGATACAAAGGCTAAAGAGTTGATCTCTCGTTTCTCTAATGCAGATATTGTAGATTCTGTATTCTCAGAAGTTAAATTAAAATCAGATGCTAAATCTAACGAGATTATTCAGAAAGAAAGAGAGTTGTTGAAATTAGAAGGCAGTCTTGAAAAATCACAATCTGATCTTGAAAAAGAATTGGAGAAAGATTTTGAAAATGAGAAACTTGAAGAGGTTGGTAAACGTATTATTAGTATAAAAGACTGTTACGATAAAATACAAGAAAATAAGCGCAAAATAGACGAAATTTCGCATTCTTTATCTCATTATAATGATAATATCATCGAAGGCAGAAAAGCTTCTCTGAACGTCTTTAAACAGTATCTTGAACAGTACAGATCAACTTCTAAAGACTTCGATAAAGAATACGAAGCGATAAAAAAAGAGATAGAGAAGATTCAACAGAATATCGACAAAACAGATAAATTGAAAAGAGATGTCAGGAGCGATATATCTAGCGTGGAAGTGGATATTAACAAGATGAAAGTCGTGTTGAGTGGTAAGATCACTTGTCCTAAATGTTCTCACGAATTCAATCCTAACACAAATATCACTATCGAAGAAGCTAACGAGAAGTTAAATTCGTTTCAAGATGAATTGAATGGTTTCAAAACAGATCTTACATCTATAGAATCTCTTCAGAAAAAATACGAAGAGAACAAAGTAACTACTAAAGATAAGACTAAGATCATAGATGTAGAGTATAGAAATTTTGAGATAAAAGATAAAAGAATTGGTAAGATTATAAAACTCATCTCTACTTCTATTGATAATTTCACATCTAAGATAGATTCTTACAATAAACGACTCTCTGGACTCGACAAAGACAATCAATTCCAGAAAGATATGATTGCTAAATACGAAGAACAGATAGAAGTTATCAAGAAATCTACTAAAGATGATAAAAGAGAAGTAGAAATTAGAATAGACATAGAAGAACTCAAAAAACAAATCACAACATTAAATGCTGAAATATTTGTTTTAAATCAAGAACAAGAATATATTAACGAGTGGAACATCAACTTCAAACTCTTCAAATCGTACCTTGCAAACAAGAAACTGAAGATCATTCAAGACATGATCAATAAATTCTTGCAAGAGATGAAGTGTGATTACAGATTGAAACTTGAAGGATTCAAAACATTAGCAAATGGTGAGACTTGTGAGAAGATCACTCCTTACATATTCAAAGATGGAGAAATTTGTGATTACGGAGAATTTTCTAAAGGAGAACGTGCTAGGATAGACTTTGCAACTCTATTAACACTTCAAACGCTTGTGAATGATAGTTGTGAGACAGGAGGACTTCAAATGTTATTTGCTGATGAAGTGGGGGAAGGAATTGACTCTTCTGGATTAAAGTCAATATTGAATTCTTTTAAGAATACCAAGAAAACAATCTATATCACTACTCATGTCGTTAACGAAAGTGTGTACGAGAACGTTTTAATGGTAGAAAAAATTAACGGAATAAGTAGAATAGTAAAATAATTTTATTAAATTTAAGCAATTATGAATAAAGAATTTTTAAAAATCGGTGAACAACGTATTCGTAAAAACACAATTAAAAAGTATCAACCATTTGGAGATAAAACCATCAATATCTATTACAATACTTCAAGATATAAAATTGAAGTAGAGTTGTTTAAATTCGATACAAAAGAATTAAGAGATCAAATGTTAGAAACTTTAGACGCAAACTTTGGACTATGATTACTATTAACGACTTATATATTCAATTTCGTAACGAAACAGGAATGAGTGTAGATAAAGATACAGTTGGTTATTACAAATGGATTGAAAATCTTTATCTTGATAAACTCAACGAAGAAAAAGAGTTGAACGACAAACTAACAGAATTCATGTTGCAAGATGAAGAATAGATTACATATTGGAATCGACAACGGAGTAACGAGGACAATAGGTTGTTTATACAACAACAAGTCTTGGTTTTTCGAAACTCCTGTTAAAAAAGAACAGAATTACACAAAAGCTAAAGCAAACATATCTAGGATAGATCACCTGCAATTGATGCAAAAATTCTCAGAAATATTATTAGAATGTTTAGAATTAGAGTCTATTATGTGTCTCATAGAAAGACCTATGGTTAATCCAACTAGATTTCAAGCTACAACAAGTGCTTTAAGAGCTTTAGAATCAACTCTAGTAGTTTTGGAGATTCTTAATATTCCTATTCAATTTGAGGACAGCAAGAAATGGCAAAAATTATTATTACCTTCTGGTTCTGAAAAAGAACAGTTGAAAGAGGATTCTAAAACTATCGGTAAACGACTATTTCCACAACACACAATGTTGATTGAAAAACACAAAGATGCAGATGGTTTATTATTGGCAGAATACTGCAGAAGAACATTTTAATTACAACAACAATGGAAACAAATTTGACAAAAGAAGAATTGAGTGAAATCACTCTTGGTTACAACTGGAATAGAGATATGAGTTATGAAGATTTTCTAAAGGAGAATCCAGAAGTAGACTCTATGGAGAGTTTCGATTTATTCCAAAGAATCGAGTTGAATTATCTCAGTTATATTTATGAAAATGATATTAACTGAGGAAATTCTTTCAAAGATATATCCTCAATCAACTAAAGCGAATAGGTTGAAATATGTTGATTATTTAAACGAATTTATAATTTCTTATAATATTAACTCTCCGATTAAACTTCAAATGTTTTTAGCTCAAATTGGTCACGAATCTGGACAATTAAGATATTGTGAAGAGCTTGCATCTGGCGAAGCTTATGAAGGAAGGGTTGATCTTGGGAATATCGAAGTTGGAGATGGAAAGAAATATAAGGGGAGAGGATTAATTCAATTAACTGGAAGAGATAACTATCTAAAATTATCTAATGCCTTTGGAGTAGATTTTATCAACAATCCATCTCTATTAAAAGAACCAAAATGGGCTGTTAAATCTGCTTGTTGGTTTTGGGAAAGTAAAAACCTTAATGACATTTCCTTTTATGGCGATTTTAAGAAAGTAACTAAAATAATCAATGGGGAATATAATGGATTGGAAGATAGATTGAAATTATATGAACTTGCAAAACAATATATAAATGGCTAGATTTAGGTGTGCAAATAAGTATTGTGAAAAGAACAATTCTAACTATCTATTTCTGTTCGATAAAGTTAGATGGAAGTTTGATGACAAGACAAACAAACTCGATCACGACAAACATTGTGATTTTTGCAACGATAAGTTAGAATTTATACCAGAAGAAAAGAATGGAGAAATCAACGTCCATTTCGCTTCGTTTGGCTCTCAATCTCCTGAGAGAAAGAGAGAGATACTTAAAAAACGTGCAGATGAACACAATCGTACTAAAATGAAAGATCGTACTGCTGAGATAAAGAAAAGATTCATAAACGCTAATAAATTGAAAGAATAATGCTAAAAGACAAAGACATATTACTAGCAATTCGAGAAATAGTTGTTGGAAATGGATTCGGAACAATGATTGCAATTTACAACGACGTCGAGCAGAAATGGTATTATTACTGTGGAGACTTCAAGCCGAAGAACCCTTCTAACAACATTCACTTCAACTCTATTCGAGGAAAGTGTCTGAACTACATAGTCGATAATCAACAGACGTATTTCTCAGGGACACTCATCAAATCAGAATTAGTCTCTACTAAGATTGACTCTACCCCTGACGAGATGATTGAATTTGATTTCAAATTTGTTTGGATAAAATAGCTTTCATAATTGTTTATTTGTTTGATTTAGTGTCAGTTATCTTTCGAGATTCTGACACCTTTTTATTTATAATGATTTTAAATAACAATAAAACACAATATTTTTATATAAAAGGTTTTTATATATCGAAAATAAGTATTAATTTTATCTCATTATTTTAATTTAACGTTTTTATAATGGCAACTAACGTTGTGCTAATTGAAAAACTGAATTGTCAAATTTTAAATACTTATAAAAATGAGCGAAAAATCGAACAGCACTGAACAGCAGTGCAATAAACAAAATGTTAACCGCAGTTATTGTGTTAGAAGGCATATGTTTTTTGCGGTTACAAATCCAATAGTAGCAGACAATTTGACTAAAAAAGAAGCTGAAAAAGAGTGCAAACACCTGAATGCAATAGAACAAGATTATATGTACGTTCATTATGAAGTTCATAATTGCGGTTAACGGTCGAGTGTATGAGCAGTAGCCGAACACATAACTTGATTAGAAGTAGAAATTTAAAATTAACAACTGCAATAGTTTGCAACGCCTAACGGCTATTGCTTATACACTTTGTTAGGCAACGTTTATTATGAAAAAAGTATTTATATTTTCAATATGTGGAACGTGTGATGAACCAACAGGAATTATTGAACCATGTACAGAACTTGGTTATAATAATTTTCCTGAAACAAATTTTCACGGAGAACTATCTATTGAAGAAACAGAACAGTTAAGACAAAAACTAATTCAATCATTAAAAAATGAAGGAAAATTAGACAAGGCAAATTATATTGAAAATAATACTCGTGTGATGGAGGTTACTTTCAATTGTGCCTAACGTTTCGCAGGTATATTTAGTGCGGAATTTGAAACAAAAACATTTGATTATACGTATAACATAAAAAAAGAAAACAAAATGGAAAATAACAAGAAAAACTCCGCATTGAATATACCTGCTGTTAGCAGCCGTTTTTGGTTATATAGACCAAAATATAATGAAAGGTATGATAATGTTGATGAAGCAATAAAAAACGAAATACTACAAACAGAGGGTGGTATTTGGCATATCTATACACACGAACCAACAGAAAAAGAAATTCAGGATGCGTTTTTTGAATGTTATTGTTAAACGTAAAATGGCTGTTAACGGTTGAGTATAAATGAATGTAAAATTATTTTTATGGAAAAGAAAGTTTTAACCCCAGAGGAAATTACTTTGGAAATGGAAAGAAGAAAAAACATTAGGCGACAAAGATTAGAAGAAAAGATTATTAAACTTACTGAAAAATGTGATAGAGAAGACGTAATTTATGTTTTTTCTTCATTGATTAGTAGGATAACAAAATAATTTTATTTCATTTATACTTTGTTATAAAATCGTTTTAATGTTTTATAACGGTTTCAAATATGAAACGGCAGGGATTAAGTGCGAAACCCTATCAGCCGACCATAAATGATGAATAGTAGTACACAGTATGATACAGCACCACGCCCTGCTGTTTTATATTTGATGTTATGGTGCGTTAATATATAAATCAAATGGCAGAAACAAAAGAAATTACACGGTTATATGTTGTTACAGATAGTGAAACACATTACGACAACATTGGAGATATTGATGGTGGTTTGTTCAATGATGAATGGCTTGAACAACATATAAAATCTCACGGAACGGAACAATTAATTGAAAAACTTGCTTCAATGCAAATGCAAGTATTATCAATGAAACGAAAAATACAACGTGAGATTAGTGATAAAAATGATGCGGTGTGCTGTACTCTTTAATGCACCATAACCGTTTTGCATAAGACCAGTAGCGGAATAGGAAGCAGTACACTATCCACCTCTACAAACTTAATAAACCGTACTGCACTAACATACACCACTGAAACCGCTATTGGTTTTATGCGGTGTTAGCACCAGTGTTTTGTTATGAAATTTAAAGAATGGTTTGAAAATAAATTAACTGTCGGAGCTTATCCGTATATGAATAATCAATGGTTTAAAGCTGGCGATTATGATTTTTGTATAAATGTTTCCGATGAATTTTATTTTAATTACGATAAGCAAATAAAAGATGCTGGCTGTAATACTTTTTGGTTTCCAATGAATGAATGCCGAAAAGACAACGGTTTAAACTCTATTTACGGAGCAATGGTAATACTTTTTAATGCCGAAAAGGAAGGTAAAAGAGTTTATTTACATTGCCACGCTGGAATACACAGAAGCCAATTAGTAAGATGCTGTTATTACTTTTTAAGAACTGGACAGCAATTAGATAATAATTGGAGTTCTTTTATTAATCAATTGCTTGCTGATTGTGCAAGAGGCTATTTGCCACCAAAAAGCGAAACTGAGGACTTTTTAAATTATCTCGGTCAGCAATTAAAAAACTTTAAAGGAGTACCAATGGGAGGAATTTTAGATGACTGTAAAATCCATGCAGTACGCAATTTTTAACATTGGTGCTAACGGTGTGGTATTGTAGCAGGGCGGGATTTTACCAGAAAGCCTACTAAGTACAGACCATTTCGGAAACTATAATCTCCTGTCCGGTAACCACAATACCCGACTTGACTACAATACTAAGTTATGGCTTAGTGCTTTTAGAATCAAATTTTAATCTCATAAATACTTAAAAATGATACACAAAGTTGAATGCGTGATGCTATCATGTAATAATTGCAAAAAGGATTTTGTTGAATACCACAATGGATTTTCAATTTTTGTTGATGAAAATCAGGCTTATGAAGAAGCTTCTAACGATGATTGGTTTAGGGATAAGGACAATTGCTATTGCCCAGACTGTTATTGTTTTGACGAAGAAGAAAACTTAATAATAAAGAAACTTGAAGTAAATGAAAACACTCAAAAAAGTACCGATTGAACCCGTATTTGTTGAGTTTATACCAGAACAGTTAGAACCTGGAAAACTTTACATTTCTGAAAAATACAAAGCCGCACTTCATTTGTGTTTATGTGGATGCGGTGAAATAGTTTCAACGCCTTTAGGCCGTGACGGATGGGAGCTTGTTAAATTACCAGAAAACAAAGTAACTCTTTCCCCATCTATCGGGAACTACTCATTTCCATGCAAATCACATTACATTATTGTCAAAAATGTGGCAAACTTCGTATGAAGCGATTAGCATTAGCCATAACTATTATATATAAAACAACACATCTAATTAATTGATTTATATATAATTAAAAACAAAAATTTTAAAGATTTGATTTGAATTTATAAAAATGAATTTTGATTTAATTATAAGACAATATAGAGATAGATTGATTTATTTCAATTATTCTAAGAGAACTATAGACATTTATTCTCATTATTTCTTTAAATTCTTAAATGGTGTAAATAAATATACTCAACATCTAACGTCTAAAGATTTTGAAGATTATCTATCGAATTACAAATTCACTTCAATATCTCAACAGAATCAGATAATAAACGCTCTTAAATTTGGATACGAAAAAGTCTTAAATAAGAAATATAATAAGATAGATTTCGAAAGACCTAGAGAAGAGAAAAAGTTACCTCAGATAATCGAAAAGAGTGTCGCACTGAAAATCTATAATTCTATTAAAAATCTTAAACACAAATGTATAATAGGATTAGGTTTGGGATTTGGATTGAGAGTCTCTGAAGTTATAAATCTGAAGATAGAAGATATAGACTCAAAAAGAATGATCGTAAATATAATAAACTCAAAAGGTAAGAAAGATAGAATAGTACCACTATCTGAAGAATTTTTGAAAGCGTTGAGAGAGTATTATAAAATATACAGACCTAAACAGTTTTTATTCGAAGGTCAAGATAATCCTAAATATTCTTCTACTTCTTGCAATCAGATAGTTAAGAAATATTTTGGAACTAAATATCATTTTCACACCCTCAGACACAGCTTTGCTACACATATATTAGAATCTGGTGTAGATATAGAGATCATATCTAAGCTTTTAGGACACAACTCGATCAAGACGACTCAGATATATCTACACGTATCTATTGATCATCTGAAATCGTTGCCTCTATCTTTGTAATATTTTTCTTATTTATAATCATTATAAATAAGAAATGAAACTAAAAATTTTATATAAAAAGTTTTTATATTATGATTTAAAGTTATATTTTTACTTCGTAAAACAAATTAAAA